TCTTAGCATCTAGATCAGCAATCAGAGGTACATAGGAGCCTTCATCTGATGTACCATCATGTTTGTGTCCTGTTGTCCCTGTATCACTTTGTGCAAAGGCATCACGTAGCTTGTTGTACTCTGCATTGATAGGCGCTGCGCGTACTACAGCGGTAGGTACAATGTCTGCAGTGGATTGGCGTGTATAGCCTGACATTTTTTATTCCTCTCTTAGCGCCTGTCACCAAGGCCGTATGTTAGTGTAATAGCTTGAATAGTATGGCTGGGCTTTGTATTGCTTGCAACATAACGTATTGAAACAGACTTACCAGAACCAGCAATAGTAGTGCTCTCTACAGGTGAAGGGTTACCATCATATATGTCTGTAGAGTCAAACGTAGCCTTGTCATAATAAGCAGCCGCACCTGCAGTAGACAAAAAGTAGTCGGTACTTAACTCTACTGAAGGATCACCGTAGTCATACTCAACAGCCATAACTACAGAGACTTCTCCCTCAGAGCGCATGTAGGTGTCTACGTCATAGAAAGACTTACGAATAGCAGGATCTTCCATGTAGTAGAAGGGTGTCTGGAATAAACTAAAGATGTCTCTACCATCAAAGTCATTTCCTACCTCTTGGCGAAAGACATAGCCAACACTATCTCCATGTATAACAAACTCATCCTCACCTATATAACCACTATCTGCACAGTTGACTGATACACCTACTAACTGACTAAACTCAAACCCTGCACCGCCCTGACCGCTACGCCGAATAGCTCCAATAATACCAAGGGAATCTTGGTCAGTAAAGAATAAACGAAACTGCGACTTCTTTTTTAATACTACAGTAGTCATTGTAGCAAGGTCTTCATTAGCTGTATAATCTTCAAAGATAGACTGAATAGGCTTAGACAGTGTAGCTAATTCAATATCACCAATACGGTCTGTTCCAGTAACAGGTCTAATGCCATCAGGGGCTAAAAATAGTATCTCACCATTAAACTCTGCTACACTGTCAGGAGCAACACAGCCAAGGTTAGAGGTAACTGTTTGTAATACAAAGTCAGCAATGTTATTACCAACTAAGCGCTTAATGTTATTACGCCCAAAGATGTACATCTCATTACGGAATGTTTTAAGCTGGGTAATCTCAAAGCCTACATTGATAACCCCAGCACCAGAAGCAGGTGTCCAATCAGTTTCATTTATAGGAGCACTAAAGTATAAGTTGTAAGGCTCAGAAGAATCACCAGCTAGAAATAAGTGGTTGTTAAACGCTGCAACTAAACTAGGTGCGCTGGGCGCTTCTCCACCATTAAGCTGTACATACGTTGTACCATCCCAAGTAGAAGCAGGATTAACACCATCAGCCATAGCAAACTTAGCTGCACCCCAGTTAAAACTTTCAAAGCGTACCTTAGATACACCCGTCATGGTAGGAGAACCTACGCTAGTAACAGCTTGCCAGCCTTTTACTGTAGGGGTAGACTGTACTGTACCTGTAGCCGTAGATGTACCACCTGTTAAAATATTACCTGTAGCGAATATATTATCAGGCAATTTACCAAAGTTAATTACAAGAGCGTTTGCCGTTTTAGAGATAACTGTTCCTGTAGCAGCTACTCCTGTGTCATCACTTGAGCTAACTACACCTGTTACAGTTTCGCCTACTGTAAAGCCAGAACCTTCACCTGAAGCTAATGTAACATCGTAGTAGTGATTATACCAGTGTAGGTAGTTATTACCAGATGTAGGCTTACGACAGCCAAAGATGCCTTGGTTAATATCAGCAGATACGTGTACACCTAACACAGGGCTATTAGATAATCCTGTAAGCTCACCATAAGAGTTTTTATACCCTGAGATACGTCTGTACCCACCATTCAAGGCAGGTTCATAATTAATAAGACGCAGTGCTGAACCCGCCATCTGACTACCCTGTGTTAAAGGGTCTTGGTTAACCACCAAGCCACCCATACAAGGTGTAGCGAAGGTACGTAGGTTATCAGCCATTATTTTATGCCAGACTGTTTATTGAAATATTTATTAGCTAGTACAGTAGATGTAATATATAAAGGTGAATCAAGAAGTAAACGGCGCATGTTGTCCATACCCTGTTCAAACTTTTGCTGGTGAAGTGCCGCACTCTGTTCGTTAGCACGAAAGCGCATCAGGTACATAACTGCACCATCCACTACTACAGTGTTAAAACGATCAGGTACAACACATGTGTCACTGTAAATAGTCATATCAGATGGGTAAGACCAGTAGCGATACTCAATCTCATATACATCATCTGGCAGAGGAGTAACACCAAACTTCATATCTTCTGTCTGGTAAATTGTACTAGGAATACTATGTGCACTAGTACCACCTACATCCTCACCTGTACGATGATAACGAAGGTAGTCCTCATAAGTAATAACAGGTAGTTTTTCAGGTGTGTTACTCTTAGAAGATAAGCGCTTAATATAAAACGTATCCCAGTCAACCTTAGAGGCATCAGATGCAAAGTCGTACACACCTGTACCCACAGTCATAGGCTGCGCGTATGTTGTAAGAGTAAAAGGCCATTCTTGTGCGTGTTGTAATATCTCACGTACAGAAGAGTTGATAGCATCCTTAGCTAAAGCCTGTAAGTTACGAGCATCACTAAAGCCATCACCACCAATGTCAAGCTCAACTTCATTGACACGGCGTAACGCTTGATTAACTAGGTTAACATAAGTAGCCATAGAGATATCCTGAAATTAAATGTGCTGAAGGGCTAGCCTCTTGACAAGACCAGCCCAACAGACTAAGTAGTATTAAGCAGCGTTGTAACGTACTGTTAGCAATGCCTCTGGACGGAGAATCTTTCTTCCGTAAAGGTGCATACCACGCACGATGTCTGCAAATGAGTCGGGATCACGGTAGTTCTCGACTTTATTGATCTGCTCTGCAGAAGCAACAGCATCGTCCTGACCTGCTACAATAACACCATAGTTAGCGTCTTGTGCAGTTGTACCAGAAGTACCAGCGCCAGTGCCTTTTGCTGGAAGGTTCGTAGACACATAAACACGGAAGCCGTGCAAGTTGTTTAGAACCAAGCCATTCATAAGACCTGAACCGCCGAAGTCAGCATTTAATACGCGACTGTCTTCGTCTTTGAGCATCTCTACGAACACTGGGTCAACACAGATCCAACGCCCACGTGAGTCAACACTTGCTGTATCCATCTTACGAGCCATACGAGCTACGACTGTTAAAGGAGATACTGTAGTTGCTGACAATGCAGTTGCACCTGGTAAACGTGGTGCTAATGGAACTGAGTCTCCTGCTGTAGCAGAACCTGAGATGGTCAAGCTTGAGAAGTCAGTTGCGTCCAAGTGGTTTGCTGTGAGCATTTCACCAGTCAAGTTACCTGCTGTTGGGTGTTGTGCATCGCCAGATGTACTAGTGATGAAAGCACCTGCAGTTGTGTGACCTGAGAGGTACGACAATACGTCTGCGTCCATTGCATCAGCCATCTTATATGCTGCACGATCAGCAGCCAAAGATGTGAAGTCTACATTGGAGAATTGCTCTTCAATGTCATCCATCTTGAAAGCAAAGTAGTTAGCTTGGTCAATGGTCAACGAGAAGTCAGAATCATCAAGTTTCTCAACAGTGATACCTGTATGACGCTGCAGAGCGTTGACTGTTACGTCTGGCTCTTTTTGAATGCGAACAGTGTCGCCTTGGTTTGCAATCTCACCGAAATATGAGTTGTTGGTGATTGCGTTAGTAACAGCAGTCTTGCGTAGAGCAATCTGTGCCTGTTTGGAGTAGATAATCGGGGAGAAGTTCCCGTCAAATCCACCTGATGCGGATGTAATAGCCATTTGTTGATTCCTTTCAAAGATATGGCGTGAAGTTTAGACACTACATATTCACTGAAAGAGGCTCTTCATATTAGGGTAGTCAGCATTGCATATTAGGATGGCCGTCCTGTAATGCGCTGGGCCTATACGTTGAGGTAGTTCTTTATTGTGGTTAGTGCTTATAAAAGCATACACACATATTTTGTGTATATACTATAGTTTTACTTATGAATCACTGTTTGTCAAGCTATTTCTTTGACATATCATAAATAAACTTTCCTTGGCGCTGGGCTTCAAATATCTCATCCATGCGCTTTTCATATTCTTTCATAGACATCTTGTCTACTTGTGATTCTCTTATATACTTAGATGCTTCATCATGCTCTGGTGTAGTGTTGCGTTTTGTACGGACAGAAGATGCAGCTTCTTTATCATTACTAGATGTCTTCTTACCAGTGATACCTTTATCAACTTTGTACAAGTCAATCACACGAGCTACAGACTTAGCGTCATCTATATTCTCATACAGAGCATCTTGTACCCACTTAGGCTGATCCTTAGCCCATTCATGGAATATATCATCAGAGCGAATCTGACTAAAGTCAGGATGTATAGCCGCTAGTTCAGCTTCAGCTTTCTCACGCTTAGCTGTAATGCGTAACTCTTCAATCTCTTTCAAGCGAGTATCTAGTGATGCAGACTTCTCATCAGCTTTCTTTGTAGCAATAGCTTCTACGATACCTGCTACGTCTGGATACTTCTTAGCCCAAGCTTCTATCTCTGCGTTTGACTTAGGTAGTACAAGCTCATTCTTAGTAGCTGCATCTAGTTGCTTCTCTAGCTTTTCTAGCTTAGTAGCTACTTCCTTGTCTTTCTCTTGCATGTGCCGACGAAGATCACCATAGCGTTGCTTAAACGTTTTCTCTTCAGCGCTTAAGTCTGTATCATCTTCTTCTTGTGCTTCGGCTTTAACTGGCTTTTTCTCTTTTTGTTCAGGTACACTTTCTGCCTGAACTGAGGTGTCCTCAGAGCTTTCGCTATCGGATTCACTATCAGCGGTTTCTTCCTGCGTTTCATTGTCTTCTTGCACCATGCCAGCTTGTTTCATAAGCTCACGTAGTTCTTC